AAAGAGCGTTGGAAAGATGTTCCGCATGCTAATGGTAATATTGCAAATCATCCTGCAAGACACGGACGTAAAGATTGGCAAAAAGAATTTAAATGGGACGCTATACGCTTTGCTAATAAAGTGTATGCTGTATTTGATGCATGCCAATATGGCAAGGATTGGGTAGTGTGGATGGACGCTGATACCTTTATTCATAGTCCGTGGAAGCACAAAGAATTTAATAACTTACTACCTCAACACGACTACATTACATATGTAGGTAGAGGTAAAGGATCACAGACATGGCCCGAGTGCGGCTTTTACGGTCTTAATCTTAATCATCCAGTTGCACACGAATTCCTTAAAGACTTTGAAGCAATGTACGAAGATGCCGAAAATGGAATGTTTAAATTGGCAGAATGGCATGACAGTTATATCTTTGGAGAAATACTTAACAAGTATAAAGAGTTTCCTAGTCATGACTACAGTGCCCAAATGTATTTGCGTGAAGCAAAGTCAGGTGGCGGTGGCCACCCGTTAATTAATACTGAACTAGGCAAGTGGATGGATCATATGAAAGGTGATCGTAAGACCGCTGGTAAAAGTAAACGTTCAGATATAATGGTCAATCGTACAGAGGATTATTGGCTCTAAAATAAGTCGTGCAGTTGTTCTGTCGAAGGTTAAGTTATTTCCCTTCATAAAAAAGATTCTCTAAACAACTAGTATCCATAAATCCTTTTATTTTATACCCTTTGCTTAAATTAATTAGATTGCAATTACGATCTTTAAGATGCTTTGATATTGCCGTTGCTGTTGTAAGAACATAGTCAATATTCATAATATCTTTTGACTTTATTTCTCTTGCATCATCTTTATAAAAATGTGTGTTGTTACTAGTGTAATCTAAATCAACACCTAGTAAATATATTTCTTTAAATCCCATAAAATATGCTATCATAACAGCGTCTAATACAACTGTGGCAACTTTGCCCCAGCCGTCATTAAAATTCTTAGGAAATGTTTTTGTTAATTTAGATTTGATTCTATCAAAAATAATATATTTGTTTTTTAATGCAGGAACCTTACGACTTACTACAGATGAATAAAATCTAGGTGATGTTACTTTTTCTTCTATATCTGTCAAATTAAACCTAGCTACGTTTCCGTCAGATAAAACATAGTAATCGTAATGAGGGAGACCAATTTTAAATGCTTCCCATCCTTTATTACAAATGAAGATTTTTTCATTTTCTAACAGGGAAAGATTTTCTGTTGCTAGACTCGGTGCTCCACCGATGATAAAACACCGTTCTCCTTTGTGCTTATTTGCATATTTTTTAAAAGTCATAAATCTTAAAATAATCCAATATTGTTTAAAACATCAAACGGGTCACTGCCAAACGTAGCTTCAAATTTAACAAGCATTTCTTTTTTAAGTGCCTTCTTTGCTTCTTCAAAAACAAAAGGCCATTCGTCTGCTGGTATACATACTACTCCGTCGGGGTCTCCAAATATCATATCATTGTTACGTACTGTTACTCCATTAATAGTCACAGGCATGTTCATTTCTTCTAATGTGCCTTCGTATCTAATATCATCAGGCATACGTCCGTGAGCAAACAACGGGAGCCCTATTTGTGTAACTCTATCTACATCTCTAGTATGCCCGTCCACTACTACGCCTACTGCTCCACTACGATATGCAAAGTGTGCATTAAGATCACCAAAATATGCTTTGTCTTTTACATCAGTAGATACAATAATAACATCGCCTGGTGTAACAAATTCATAACTACCTAATGCATCAAAAATTCCTTCCCAATGAGTTTCTTTTGGATCTTTTTCATTTTCAGGCAATTCTTTTAGTTTTAATGTTTTTGCAAATCCTAAAAATGTTCCGTTATTCATTGACTTAATTTCTGAACTTAAAAAATGTTCTATTTGGTTTTCTTTACAAATGTCACTTAGTAAACAACTACTAATAGTTTTACTTAACATTTTTAATTGTTGTACTTTTTTAGCACGTTGTCCTGCACAAATATCTTTGGCAAAATCTAAGTCTTCTTGATTATTAATATCAACTAGTTGTAAAGGTGTTATTGGATACATAATAGCATCTTTAGTGTAACGTTTTTTAACTGGCTGATTATTAGTTTTTACAGCATAAAAACTCATCGCTTCGATAGTATGTGTAGGTAAGTCTACACTATTTGGAATACAATCTCCGTATTGTGGATTCCCGTCATTCCATAAGTAAAGTTTTTGTTCTGACACTGCAACTATACTTGTAGCATTGCTTTGTTTAAGTTTCTTAAGTGCAGGATCAATAACATGTTTATCTATAAATGGAGCAGTACATAGTACTTGCACAACAATATCAGCATCAGTTACCGTTGATTCATTTGCAAACATGCCGTGGCCGTCTGTTGCATTAGACGCTAAACTCGGATCTCTATAATGATGTTTGATCGGAAGATCGCTTGCTAAGTCATGTAGTTGTTTGCTTTCACTATCTAGCCAAACTTCGTCAATTTCTTTACATTCGAGCAACTGTCGCAGTTTTCTCTTAAACAGATATTCTCCGTCAAGTATTTGCATATTCTTGCTTTCGATTCTTTCACTAGTTCCTTTAGCTGGAACAAATGCTACTACCTTTGTCATTTTTAATCCTTTTTGTAAACTGCTTTAAGATGGCCCCAACACTCGCCGGATATAACTTCTTTTTTGTTCCACACAGTATACGCTATTTTGTTTTTCCATTCTTGCAAGTCTATGTCGTAATTTAAGTTTTCTATTTGACTTAAATCTTTATGGGCTATAGGCCATACCATACTGCCGTTATCCATTGCAAAAGTAGGAATACCTGCTTCAACTGCTTCTACTCCACTAAGACTATTATACGTTATAACACAATAAGCATTATCTAAATCTTTGTCCAAACTTTCTCCACCTTGATTTCCACCTGTAGATCTATTCTCACTTATAGCAACGCCTTTAATATTTTTTTTAAGCACACATTCGCGTATTCTTCCAATATTTCTTGATTCGTTTTTAGGGTGCGGGCGAACGATAATAGGTCTGTCAGAATACTTCCTTACAGTTTCTATTATGTCTAGTACCCAGTCGTAAAAATTATCATATGTATCATATAATTTAACTAAAGAACTGTCATTCTCTTTTTGTCCCATAATAATAATAGCATTGCCCGGACTATGCCAGTCTTTAAATGTAATGCCAGTTGACTTCTCATAAGCATTCCATCGTTCGGGTCCTACATTATCGTTATTACAATTTGCATCTGTCCATTTATAACTCCACCATCCAAAGCGTGTCCAACCCGGATATTTTCTAAAAGGGTTACTTTCTGATACAATAAAAGGCTTTTTACTATCTAAAATATATTGATAATGATTACCTTGAGTGTCACTTCTATCTTTAGAATGATGTTTAGGTTTAAGAAGATTAGTTTGATAGTAACAATCTGCATGATCTAGTTTAGTATAATCAACAGGATTACTTACAGTGATATACTTATCACCATGTTTTTCCATACCAACGTCCCAATGATAATATAGCTTGCTCACTGGAGGATTAAATCCCATCATAGTTATCATACATAATTCCTTATGTGTTTCCAAGCTGTACCATTGCCCACTTCTTCAAAGTTCCAATGACACATAGCAAGTTTATTTAACCATTGTTCTCTATCAAAAGTTTTAGGTGATTCAATTTGTCTTAAATCTGTATTAGCAACATCATATGCTTGGCTTACTTGAGGATTAGGATCAGTAACAAATACCGGTACACCTTCTATAGCACTTGCTACTCCTGGTGAGCTATTATATGTAATTGTTGCCCAACTGTTCCTAAAATCATCTATAATACTAGGTTTCCTACTTATCAGTACACTAGGATCTTTTAATTGTTTTATATATTGTTGGGCACGTTTGTCTCCGGGATGAGTCCTGACTACAATAGGACGATCAGTATATTGTTTGATTTTTTTAATAGTGTTGTTGCACCATTGCATGACATCTAAGCCTCCCATACTCCAACCGCCGTTACGTTGTAAACATATAAGAATATATTTTCCATCACTGTTCCAATCTTTAACAGTTATACCCATATGCTTGCTGATTTGTTGCCAACGGCTAGGATCCGAATTGTTCCAAAAGTACTCTCCGGTAGTAGGAAATACTCCATTAAAACTGTATCTTAAATATTTGTGAGGATTAGTATTGTTAATGTATAAAAATAAATTACTATCAATTATTAGAGCTTTTTTATTATTGCTAATTTGATTCTCAACAACACTTTTGCGCAATCTTAAATGAGGACTACTAGGACTGTCTTCATGAACAAATCCCTGTATAACACCTACATCACTAGGTTTCCAAACGTGACCTGTACTTGCAATACCCTTATCTCCTACACGATTTACTCCTTGTGCAAACAATTCTAGTACACGAGTTTTTTCGGGTTTTTTGTTCTTACTAGGAACTCCTGCTAGATATGTTATTACAGTTTTCATTCTTTAATAGTTTCCAGTACATATTTCCAGGCAGCTTCGCTTTCTAATTCTCCAACACCCCATTGATTATAAGAGATATTCCATAGCCATTGATTTACAGTTTTAAGATCTGCTAAGAACGGATTTTCAATTTCTGTAAGTTTGTGCGATGAAATAGGCCATATAAAACTTCCCTCGTCAATAGCAATCGACGGTACTCCATGTAAAACAGCATCAATGGCACTTCCGCTTGTATATGATACTGTAACTTTTGCATCATTTAAATCTTGTTGTAAACTTCTTTCGCCGATACTCCATTCGATATTAGATGGATTAGAAAAAATAAATTCGTTTAAATTTCCAGCAAACTCGTGGCGGCCTTTGTTGCTCATTGCAGGGTGTAAACGTATAACTATTTTTCTATCTGTGTGATTTCGTATTTCGCTAACAGTATTTTTTATCCATTCAAATGTATCATTATGACGTAAACTACTGTCACCGGGTAACTGAGTTAACAATAATATATTTCCATTAGGATTACTTTTCCAGCCTGTAAACTCTTTATACCCTAATTCAGATTTTAGCTTGTTCCATCGAGTATTGTCTTTGTTGCTAGTATGGTAATTAAAAACTCCTTCGTTAAATAAGAATCCATCTACTGCTAACCTATAATAATTATAATCGTGCGAGTTATTAATTTTTCTACCAAGAATTGGTGTTTCTAGTATTACTATTTTTTCTGCTTTTTCTTTTATGTCTCTTTTAAGATTATGATGGACAGTATTTCTATCTTTTACTCCGCCAAACTGAATAGCAATATCGCAATCACGATACTTCTCGTTATATACACAATTTACTTCAACTTTGTGTTTTTTCTTAAGTTCCTTAATACAATCTTGATAATTATCATGTGTTAAATCTTTATTAATAAGTGATGTAGAATAATACTTTAAAATGCCTTCTTGAAAAGAACGCATTATATTTTTTAGGTTATCACGTTCTGCTGTTAGCATATATAAATTTATTTTCATGTCGTTCCTCGTAAAATGCGGTAGGCAGTACCGTCTTGTAATTCTTCAATGTGAAATTGTCCGTATGCTAAATGACATGCCCATTTGTATATTTTATCCTTGTCTTGTATTGTAGGTGCTTCAATTAGACTTAGATCTTTATCACACACAGGATCTGCTGCTGTAGGTGCTAGTGTAAACGCTGGAACACCATATAATACACTTTCTACTGCTGCTATGCTTTGATAGGTGACTAATGCATGACAGTTTTTTAAATCATTAAAGATAGTATTTTCTACACGCTCATGTCTTGGAGCTTTATCTCTTACAATAATAGCTCTATCTGTATATTTTCTTATTTCTGTAATAGTTTCTTTAACCCACGTATCTCTGTCTATCTCATAAAATTTACAAGGTTTGTCAGAAGGAGTTACTAACAGTATATGACTTCCTTTTTTACGTTTACGTATTTTGTAATTTAATGATTTCCATCTATCGTCTGGACGTTCTATAATTTTATTATGTTGCAAATCATTTTTTACAATTCTGTGAAACCATTTAAATCCTTGTCGATTAGACTTAGATTTGTAATTACCTACATAGCCACTATCCATATAGTAGAATGTATGATTATTTTCCCAGCACCATTTTATTAATTTACGTTTACCCATACCACGAATTAATATATCTTGTTTACCAAACGAGCTGTTATAATTCTGTATAGGCAAATTTGCGCCCAGTGCAAACATATTAATATATTCGTCAGTGAGATTTTTACTTAAACATATCATATAGTTCTTGTTTCCATAGTTCATTAAACTCGCAGTTTCTATAGTTTTCAAACCACGGACCGCCTTCGGTATAATGAATAAGTTTGGGTGTTTCTATGTCGTCATATTCGCCTACGAGATAATTCCATGTATGATCTAACGCACCAATCTCTTCATCTTTAAGCCAACTAAATCTATGAAAGTATGCACCATTTAATTCTAAACTATTAACTTGATCTTGCGTAACAACTTTATTACTTGGATGGCCACAGTTCCACAACACAACACTTGACCAGTTTTTGCGTGGATAACTTGTTTGTTTTTGTCCATCCATTTTAATATTTGACTTAGGTGTGTAATCATGTTGTACACACATAACAGCATACTTGTCGTCTGCTTGATCAAATAATTCCTTAATATCTGTTGTAAGCAACATGTCGCAATCCATAAACACTGCCCAGCCTCTAAAGTTAGCAAGCTCTGGTATTAAGAATCGTGTAAATGTAAATTCTGTTGATGCTAGTTTATCTTCTGGACGCTTGTACCAACCTGCTTGCCTTAGTTCTTTTTGTATTAATGGACGTACATCTGCATCGGGTTGGTGTTTTAGTATGCTGTGTTTACATACTTGGTAAGCCATATCTTCTCTTGGATCGTATCCTATAAAAACTTTCATCAATTTCTTCTTTCTATATCTTCTTCGACACAGTTAGTACCGTATTGTATTTCTATTAGTTTTAAAGGAATGTCATGCTCATTAGCAAGTTGATGCCATTGGCCTTTTTCTATATGTAAACTTTGGTGCTGTCTATATACTCCATGCAGATCAACATCAGAACTACTATCAAGTGTATATACTGTTGCTGTGCCTTCTGCAATAAACCAATGCTCTGATCTTTCTTCATGTCGTTGCATTGATAGCTTACCACCCGGTGGCACTGCTAGTTCTTTTACTTTTGTATGTTTATCATATTCGTGTACCACTCTATAATATCCCCATGTGCGTTTAGTCTTAGGTGCTTTCCACTCGTCTAGTATCCAGCTACTTGAATTCTTTTTATTTTCGCCGCCGACCCCAAACGCAAATTCTACATTAGGCATATCACCATATGTAGCATACTCTGGGGTTGTTGTGTTAGTTCTATCTCCACCGTTAGCAAAGATTATTTTTTCTGTCTCCGTAGACATTGTAAGAAATATTGCTCCACATGCGCTATTGTCGCTATCGTCAAACGCAATAACCTTATCTACAACTGACAATTCTTTTATTATAGCAATACGTTCTTTGAATGGCATAAACGGTCTACCCTTTTTACGTGTAAGCCATTCGTCACTGTTTACACCTACAATTAATTTGTCTCCAAGTTTTTTTGCCGCTTTAAAATATTCTATATGTCCAGAATGTAAAGGATCAAACCCACCTGTTACTAAAACAACGGCCATTATATGTTTCTCCAATATTTAAGTACCCAAGGGTTATCTTGAAATTCTTGTTTATGAAGTTTATTTTGTTTTCCTACACAAACTAAAATTTTACTATCGGGGTGCGGAACAGTATCATATTCAAATCTTTGAAACCAATTTCTATTTACAGTTTCATTCATAGGACGGAATGGTGTATTATCTTCTATAAATGCTTGATCGCCAAGCCTCGATTTTTTAGAATATTTCATCTGATAATATTTTGGATCGGCAATATATTTTTCCCATAAATCATTATGCTTGCCTTCAAAATAAATCATACCACTGCCAAACCCCGTTTTTCTTGAATTACCTAAAAGCATAAAAGGATTGCCTTTAAACTTTCTAACCATTTCGTCTAAGTCTCCACATATAATCATATCTAAATCAATATACAGAACAGGACGCTTAAACAATTCTGGTCTAAACAATTCTAACTTTGCCCACCAGCCCGGTGTTTCAGTTGGTTCTCCGATCAACTTAATAGTGTTAGTTTCGACATCGTCTCTGTCAGTTAAGCATACAAACTCATGTGGCATTTTAAGAAAGTTGTCTACACCTTTCTTAAGTCTAACAACATCGTCGTTGCCGTAAAATTTTTGCTTATTACGATTTTTAGATTTGGCCGGAGTGCGCAATACACAGGCTATAGTGATTTCACTTTGATTCATGAAAATATTTATCTACGCACATACTGGATATAAACGTATGTGGTAAAGAGGAAACAAACAGTTACTTTTAAAGACTAGCGTCTTCCATGCCAGCAACTCTGAGTTTGACTACGTTTGTAATTTGCCATTGCTTTTGATCAAGAGCTTTGAGTACACCTAACCACTTGTTACGCATTAGTGCAAATTCATTAATAATCTTTTCGTAGTCAACAACGTCTGCCTCGCCGTCTACATATTTTTCTACGTCACGACTAGACAAAGCTCGTTGATAATTTTCTAGATATTTTTTGAAATAAGAGCTACGCAATCTGCGTAGCTCTATGTTCAAGTAGAATAGGATCGCTTCAATTTCTTGTAGCTGATTAAAGCGATGTTCAACAATACCCGGCATACTTGCAGCCGCCTTTTCAACGTTGCCTGTTAACTTACATTCTTTTTTAGCGTCATTTAGTTCAGCTTCAAAAAATGCTACAGCATCAGGTATTTTACCAACGTCGCGACTTACTTCTGAATACCATCCCATTATCTTAATCCATTATTTTTAGTATGTGAAAATTTTGGTAGAAAAGATCTAGCAGAGTGCAAATATACAATGCTTTCTGATGTATAATGCATATTGCATGATTTTAAATTTATATGAATATCTGCTGGCATCATTCCACGTGTTTTTGTAAAGTCTAACAGTTTTTTTGCACCCGAAGGCTTTATAATATATCCATGAGCGCCACTAATATGATTTTTATCAACATACGAAAATAAGCTGTTATTAGTTGATAAATTTTCATTTAGTGCTTCAACTGTTATTTTATTAGTTTTTGTAAGGTTATTTGAATATACATCTTTACCTTGTTTAAAATATCTGTGTCTATTAATATCAAGATTACAGTAGTCTTCAAATAAATCTAACATATTATTAGGAAGTTGATTAAGAAATACTACATCGTATTCTAATATCCCAATAGGCACATCAAGATCTACGCACTTTTTCCAAAGGTAGTAGTGGGATAAAAAACACCCCACTACTCCTTTAGTTTTTACTTTATGTAGCAGATCGTTGCAGATTACAATGTTTTCTTTATCTACTAATTCGTCTATACTATCGTATATACCCGGATAAGGTATAACATTATAATTAAACTCTTTAGCAGACTCTATACATTTATCCAATAGTAAGTTACAAACATCACTATCTTTTTTATAAATGCAATAGAAGTCAAACAATTTTTAACCCCACTCTTCTTCGTCTTGATCTACTTCATCTATTTCTAAATAGTAGCCGATCGCTTCATCAAGATGTGAATCGTTGCCTAATAATTCTTTCATTTCTTGATCGTCTACACCGTAATCGGCAAGGTGATCAACAAACTTTTCGGCAACTAATTCAACTTGTTTCTTGTCAACATACTCTTTGAATAAATTCCAAACGTCAATCGCTTGTTCCAAATCCATAATTACTCCTCTGTTACAGCTTCTTCTAATGGTTCGTCTGCTTCAGAGGTATTTACCACAGTTGACTCTTTTATGGCGTAATCAGACATTACTTTGTCTAATAGTTCGCCTGACCAATTTTTGCGGTATTCTAGGATCTCTTCTCCATCCATAGTAATATATTTTAGTCTGTTTCCTTGTTTCTCAATGACGCCTTTTGCTTCAAAAAGTTCTACGATGCCACTGTAAGGATTCATTCCTGATTCATAAGGAATCTTTACTTGTACACCTTCAAACGGTTTTGCGTAACGTGTTTTCATTACTTTACAGCCAGCACGTATACCCATGACTTGACTGATTTTATTACCGTCTGCATCTTCTTTGAGCTTCATCTTCTTCATTGCTACAACAATGCTAGAAGCGTATATAAAGCCCTGTCCGCCACTTATTTTATCATCTGGATCAAACATATCCTGCGATGCATAAGTGTGGTTAGTACAAACTAAGCCTACGTTGTGGGCACCAATCATGTTAACAGTATTACGGACTAATGAAGTTAGTGCTTTAGGCTTACGACCCATATCACCTTTCATATCACCTTTGTTAAACTGATCAACATCGGTTGGTGTTAATAGCATGCCTAGCGAGTCAATTACAAACAACACTTTAGGACGATCATCTTCATCCATTGCTTTGTAATCTGTCATAAACGTTGCTATTGTTTTAGCAACATCATCAATCATACTCATGCTTAACTTGAGTAGTTTTGATTCGTCACAGTCAACACCTAGTGCTTCTAACCATGCTTGATCAAGTGCATTTTCTGAGTCAATTAAAACTACATAGATGCCTTGTTCTTGTGCGTGTCTTACAATATTACCTGCTGCAAAATAACTTTTACCTGCACCAGATTCGCCTGCAAACACTGTTACCTTACCTAGCGGAACACCTTTGTTAAAGTCGCCACTAATAAGATAGTTAAGTGCATAAGAGCCTGTGCTTACCCAATCCGTAGGATCGTTAAAGCCACTACTCATGCCTTGAATAGACTTTGTTAAGTCTTTTCTAAATTTACTTACGTCAAATGATTTAGCCATTTTATCTCCTATATGAAAGTTTTGCTTCTACTAGCGTTTGGTACGTTGACAGGTAAACCGTGAATCTCTGTATCCGGGTTAACTAGCAGAAGCATTAAGTATTATTGACTCTGTCTGTTTCGAATCATTGCAAGTATGTCACTTGCGTTACCTTCGGGTGCAGGAGTTGCTTCTGCTACTGGTTCAGGTGCCGGTGCTGGTGCAGCTGGTGCAGCTGGTGCCGCAGGTGCTACTGGCTCTGATGAACGAGACGTTGCTGTTGCATTAGCACTTGCCGCTACTTGCGGGTCGCCTGTACGTGCTTGCATACCTGCAGGACGGAAGTATTGACTCCAACGTTCTGCGTCATACGCTTCGCCGTCTACAGATGCTTCAAACATCTCTTGCATAACTTTGACAGCTGTCTCATCTGGCTTCTTAGGTAAGAAGTCACTTAGATTAAACAAGCTATGTGTGTTAACAGCATTCATTTCAGCATCGCCTAATGGACGATCTCTACGAGCCCATGTTGACGTGGAATAGTCTGCGTAACCACCTTTGCTAGTTTTGTTAAGACGGAAGTCTACACCTGCTGTGTAATCTGTTGGCAATTCTTCCATGTCTGGGTCCATCAATGCTTGCTTGATGATTTGGAAAATTTGCGGACCAATAATAAAGCGTCTGATTGGATTTTCAGGTGCTTCGTCATCGGAGATCGGATTGTCAGTTACAAAGCCTTGGAATACGTATGAACGCTTTTTCCAATACTTACGACCCATATCTTCTAATGATGGATCTTTAAACCAACCACGTACTTCATTAAGAATAGTACATGTTTCGCCGTACATTTCCATACATGGAATTTGTACTTGCACAGGACGTGAGTCTGTTTCGCCTTTTACTCCAGCAAATGGAAGTTTGATCATCAAACGTTCTGCCCAGAAAAATGTGTTATCTGGGTTACCGTCAGGAAGGAAACGTAGAGTTGAACTCTCGCCTTCTTTCATATTCCAAAATGGGTAAATTGGGTTGGGACCTTGTGGTCCTCTGTTTCCGCCAGTATTGGCTTCTTGTTGTTTGAGCTTCGCTCGGATTTCTGCTAATGATGCCATAATTTATGCCTCCTATAATGCCTTTATGGTTATTTTATGTGCCTAAAAAGTATAACACATGTATACATGTTACACTCATATATTTATAAAGTCAAGCGTTTTCTTGCCTTTATTTTGAAATAATTAACGGATTCCCGCTAATTCTCTCATTCGATCATACTCTGAGTCTGTTTCCATTTGTTGAGGATTGTTTCTCATTTGAAACTCTTCAAAAGTTTGATTGACTTTTTCGATGAAAGTTTTTGCTGGTTCAATAAACTCTTCACCGTAATCTTTTTCTATCATAGTTAGTACTGCTGTTTCACCTTTAGGGAAACTTCCGTTTTCTCTATCATAGTATGAAAGGATGAACTCGCCTAATGGTGTCTTTTCGTCCTTTTCAAGTGTTATTTCGTCGCCGTCTGGTCCGTCAACTTTGTCGCCTTTTTTCTTGCCATTCATTTTGGCTTTCTTTACAGCGTGTGCATATGCATTGCCTTCGTCCATGT